AAAGGTACACAAGACACGCACATTTAACGTTTCCCAACATATATTTAACACCTGTTAACACACTTTGGCACGCCTTTTGCTCTGTGTAGCAATTACGATTCTTTAACACTGTTAAACTTTCATAAAAGAAATGTTTCACGTGGAACGGTGGTAAATGGATGTTTCACGTGGAACAAAAGCATAGATGTTAAAATGATTTAAATTTAAAATTTTACACTATTTAACAAAAATAATTTGGTGGGTTCGTAAAAAAGTCGTATCTTTGCACCGTGATTAAGAAACAAAGTTGAACAATTAAAAATAAAAATTATGGTTACAATAAAATTTATCAACGTTAACGGTAAATGTCAAATGACCGTTAAAGATTCTCAGAAAGAAAACGTTATCAACAGTTTGTTAGCAGTTGGATACGGTATTTTGAAAATCGAACAATAAGTTTAACCGCCTGTAAGGTTAACACCTTACAGGCACAAAATAAAAGAATATGGCAACGTATAAAATTACTTTAGAGTTTGAAACCGTTTTATCTGTTGACGGTACACGTGTAAAAAGTGAAACATCACGTGAAACGCAAATCGTTACAGGCGATTTCGCTGATGTGGCAAAAGTTATGTTTGAACACGAAACCAACTGTATTAAGCATAACAGATTGCCAAAGTTGACGAAAGACGTTTACACTATCTTTGAAACAAAAGATAGTTTGAACTACATCAACGAATATGGATGCTGCGTTACTCAACTTTGCAACAAATTGGGTAAAAATGCTAGTTCATTCTTACAGTTGATTCAAACAAGTGAACGAATCAAATAAACGTTTAACCGCCTGTAAGGTTCAACCCTTACAGGCACAAAATATAAAGTTTATGGCAAAGTATAATATTAAATCCGAAACAATTAACGTTATTAGCGTAAACGGTAAAGCGGTACAACAGAACATTATAACTACTCATAGAGTTATAGACGGTAATATTGATGACGTTGCAAAGGCAATATATAAGAAACAGTTAAACTTCATAGTATTGAACACTATTGAAAGAACTGCAAAAGACGTTGAAACCATATTTACAAATAAGGACAACGTAAACCAAATTAAAGAAATGGGTTATTGTGTTACACAGTTATTCAACAAATTGGGAAATAATGTTTCAAATTTGCTTACTTTGACGCAAACAGTAGAACGTATTGCATAAGTTTAACCGCCTGTAAGGTTCATCCCTTACAGGCATAAAATACAAAGTTATGATACGATTACAGAAGTTTAAGTTTGAAAAACTTTTGGTATATTTAGTAACCAAAGATACAAAGGTTGTTACAAAGTTGTTAACTAATTACCGTTTTTGTGGCGGTGGTTTATATATTCACTCGGAAATTGTGGGTAAATATGCAAAGGTGGATTTTGTAGACGTTAACGGCAAACCTGTTAAAAGCATTTAAGTTTAACCGCCCTTATGGGCACAAAATAATTGATATATGGAATATTCATATTTTAAGATTACATTAAAGCAAACCGACAAAGTAACCGTTTATATGGTTCGTTCGGACAAAGTAAGCGAGTTTTTCAACAACAAAATTGATTACTTACAGGGAGACTGTTCGATAACTGTAAAGGGTCGTTTTCCAACGCACAAAGATTCTCGCAAGTGGTTTGTTATTTCAACTAAATAATAATGATATGAAAAAGATTAAGTATTTTAGTTTAAGCGAGTTTATCAACTCGCCAACTGCAAAACGTTTGGGCATTGACAATTTGCCAACGTTTGAAATTGTTGACAACTTGAATCGTTTGGCTGATTATTTAGACGGCATCCGTGAAAAGTTAGGCAAACCTATCTTAGTAAATAGCGGCTATCGTTCACCGATGCTTAATAAAGCGGTTGGCGGTGTTGCTAACAGTCAACACCTAAAAGGTTTGGCGGCTGATGTGGTGTGTTCTGATATGGAATCTTTGGAAAAGGTTCTGCGAGAAACAGGCGGTTTTGACCAACTTATTAAGGAACACCGCAAAGGGTCAAAGTCTTTTTGGTTTCATATTTCGGTTTGTTCCCGTAACGGAAAACCCCGAAACCAAATTATAATGAATCTTGAAAAGAAATAGTTATGGAAAAAGCAATAGAAATTTTGTTGAAGTCGATTAAAGTTTCAACAGAAAATTTGCAATATATAGCAGAAGAAACAACAGGTACAAACGGTATGTTATTAAACTCTGTTATCGAAACATTAAAGGCGCAAACCTTAGTAATAAAAACTATTTCTTGCAAACTTGATGAAGAAAAGGCAAAGAAAAACCGTGCCTTAGATTTTATTTGTGGCAAAGGTTTAGCACACGAATTTAATAATAAAAAATAAGAAAACAGGCGGTAACAATTTTACCGCCCGTTTTCTTTTATAAATAAACGCCTGTTTCAAGTTGTGAAACAATTTCATTATATTCATCTACTAACAAGTTTGCAGCGTTTAAATTCACGTTTTCAAACTGTGCAAACCCTGTAACGTCTTTAACTGTAACGTTTTCTAACGTTGTGTTAATTGGTGGGTTTATTGAATCATTGTAATTTAAAATAACATACGGTTCAATACCCATTAAAATTTGTTCGTTCCAATCGTCACCACCTATTTTATAGATATTACTATTTGTGCCTGTAAATAGAACGTCAGTAGATGCAACAACGTTTTGTGTGTCGAAAATAACCCCGTTACAGGTCAAAATAGAAACACCGTTTCCCGTTACGGCATTAATTTTCATCACCAAATTAACGGTTTTACCGATTAAAGATTTATCCAACGAAACAACGCCAACAAACGGAATAAAAATGCTTAAATCACCCGTGTTAAAGTCGTTTGAATCACCGTTTATCAACGGTATATCAATATCACCAAAATTTATCTCATAAATATCTTTTGGTAAATCGTTACATTCTATTCCTGTATTGTAGTTACCACATCTAATAACATCGGTTAAATTAGATGTTATAGGCAAATAGATTCTTTTTATCCTGTTTACATATTCGCCTAAATCCACATCATAACTTGTCGTTCCACTAGTAGAATCTTTAAAATATCTTTTCTTTGCAAAAGCGTTTAATATATCTACATTAACGATATAGGCATTTATAGCACCGTAATTAATAACCATTGGTTTCGTTTGGGCATCACCGTATATCGTTATATCGTATTTTGGAATAACAAAAGAATCTAAAACCGCCTGTGTCTTATCTTCTGATATTACAAATTCTTTGACTGTTCTATTCCCGTAATTATCGGTATAACTTAAAGTTGGCACATAGTCTTTAAATTCTGTACCCTCATTTGCGGTCAACGTAAAATTAACTTCTGCGCCTACGATTAATTTATTTTCTGCGATATTAGAAGTACAATTTGTTAAATCGTAAGTAACATTAATTAATTTAGCTACAACCAATCTTGCTTTAACATACAAACTTGCATCGTTTTCAACTGTTTTATAGCTGATAGATGCTTTTGTGTTGTATTCTGTAAAAACAAATGGTTCACTTACTTTTGTACCACTACTTTTCGTTATTTGCAAAACGGTTAAATTTGGGTTGAACTGATAACCACTATCTGCGGCTAACGTTATATTTAATGTTTCACCCAATTTTATTTCTGTTGGTTTTTCACCAACAACTTTCATGTATGGTGGGTCATTATATTCAATAGGAATCATAACATCACCTACCTTTGCATCATTGTTTGTCATCACCATTTCCTTTTAAAGTAACCATAACAATCGTGCCCGTTTCATCTAATAACCCCGTATTAGGGAAATTAATTTTCTTTGTTTTTGGTCTAACGTCATAAACGTTATTTCTATTTGAAACAAATTTATTAGCGTTACCACCTTTAACTAACGTTGCACTACTATTTAAAATAATATCCTTATAAGTAAACAGAACGTCAACACGCAAACGAACTGTGCAAATATCCCCGTCTTGTTGTTTCTCAGAAACGAAATAATAACGGTTTAAACTTTCGATGTAAACATAGTTAAACGTTACAGGTGTTCGTGTTCTGAAACGTACAACAGGCGTTAAAACGTTAAACGTTGCATTCAACACGCCCGTATATTCTTCGTTTGCCTGTAATGTCTTGTTTACTTCGTTCGGTTTGCCGTTGTAAATGTAAGTTTTAATTTTAACCATAACTTAAAAGATAAAAAAGGGGCATCCCTGTGCTATCAACTACAGGAACACCCCCCAAAAGTTAGACAACTAAATTAGGCAACAAAGAACACAACAAAGTTTTCGTTTGTGTCATTGAAGTAACCCGCATCAAACTTGAAATAGTTGTTGAAGAACTCAGCCTTTGCGTTGTAGTTGGTTGTTACTCGCTTGTCTAAGTTTGTAACGCCCAACGCATCACGGTCGAACATCACGCCCAACACACCGCTAACTGAAACGCTCGCACCGCTAGCCGATTTTACGTCAATCTTTGAAACGTTGGCAAAAGCATAGTCTTTTCCTGTTGCTTGCCAACTTGCAACGGTTTCAGCCTGTGGCAACAGAACGTTCTCACTGTGGAACGTGTCGGCATACAGGTATGCTTTTGCAGCGGCTGCGAAATCGGACAAAAGAACTGTATGCAAAACGTCTTTAGGTGTGAATCGTTTCTTACCGCCAACGTTAAACAGGGTTGAAATTGTCTGCAAACGGTCTGCATACAAACCCATTTGATACGCTGCAAAACGTATGAAATCGGGTGTGGTTACTGCAACGTCTGCGGTCAAATGTGCGCCCGTCTTAGTGTTGTAAAGTTTCAACAGGTTCACGCAACGAACTGTTGACGCACTCGCATAGTCAACCTGTTCGTGTGTTGATGCTACCCAACCGAATGCAGCTTTGTCGGCATCCAAAGTTTCTGCAATCATATTGTTAATTGTGCGCATAACAAGCGCATCCGTCTTGATAGTCATTGATTTCTCAACTGCTGAGTAAATCATAGACAAAAAGCCGTTCAACTGCTCTGCGCTGCTGAAAGATTCCTTTACTTGTCTTTCAGTAATTGAAACAGGAACTTCAAAAGTTACCTTTGAGTTAAAGAACTTAGCGGAAACGGTCGGTTTGTGGAAAACATCCTGTTTGTACTCTTTACCGTCTGTAAGATTCCACGTGTCGTTTTCTTCTGCATTCGGTACGTCTGCGCTGATTTTCTCTAATACGCTACCAAATTCCCACGCATCCATAAGAACACTCGGAACTTTACCCGAATAAGGGCGGTTCACGAAAACAACCTTACCGATGTGGTTAACCAACGATTTAACGTAATTGTCAACCGCATTTTGGTTGAACACTTCGTTACCCAAATCAACAACCCCCGTAAGGTCTTCGTGTACCAAATCGGTTCTACCCAAAACTTCACCCGATACGGTGTTAACTAAACTATAAATCTGTTTTACATCCATTTTTATAAAAATTTTAGTAATTAATAAATATCAACTGTTAACTCTTTTGCAAGTTCTGTTATCACTTGCGTTTTGAAATTTGTTTTGCGCAAACTCATTTCTTTTTGAATAATTTCACTAGTTGGAACACTAGACGGAACACCGTTTTTAACACTTGTTTTCGTGCCCGTTTCTTGTCTGTTCCCTGTGGAATCTCTTTGTTGTTTCGTGTCATTTCCGAAATCTCCATTGTTAAAGGTTACACTTGAATCTACCGTGCTATTATTGCCTGTTTCGTCAACGGTGTTACTTGTTGTTTCCGTTGTTTTTGACGTTACAGGGTTTAACACGTCATATTCTTTATTAAACACTTGAATCTGTTTTTGCCATTCGTCAAACTTTACTGTAATAATACCTTTGACAATATCATTTGCAGTTTCGTTTGTAACGGCATCACACAAAGTTCTGTTTCCATATTTGAAACGAAAATCAATATCAATTATTTTCGGGTCATCATTCCCGAATATTGATTCATACAAAACAGGAAACAGGGGTTTAAAGATTTTATCAAATAAACCGTTTTCAGTTGTAAAAAGTTCATTAATTTTCATCTTTGTTTTCTTTTTCTTCTGTTTCTTCTGTTTCTTGCGTTTCTTCTGTTTCTGTTTCTGTTTCTTCTGTTTCTTCTGTTTCTTCTGTTTCTGTTTCCGTTTCTTCTGTTTCTTGCGTTTCTTCTGTTTCGTTTTCCGTTACAGGGTCGATGTCTTCTGTATCGGTGTGGTCGTGCCCGTCTTCTGATGCTTTGAGCAACGACAAATAATTTTCGTGTTCGATTTTCCAACTTGACCCCAAAGTTACGGTTATTTCCGTGCCGAACATTTCGTTAACACGTTTCACACCCTCAACACGTTCTAATAACATTGAATCAACAAACGGCATCAACGCATCAATATTCATTGAAACTTCTTGCGTGTTCAACCGTTCACGTTTCATATTATAGTTTGCGTTCAAACCCAAATCGTTAAACAGGCTAGCTTTGTAGTACTGCAACAGTTCAATTAATTGACAGATTTGTTGGTTTCCCTGTGTCGGTGGGGTCTGTAAGTTTACACCTTTGAAAAAGGCATTTTCACCGATTACAGAAAAATCACCGTTCAAAATTTTCTGTAAGAACGATTCTGCACTCTGTTTGGTCTTGTCGTCACTAGCAGAAATTAGCATAGTGATACGGGTCAAAATACTAGCCAAATTTAATGTTATTGTGGCATCCGTGTAAAGTACACCATATTTTCCGATAATAGGCAAAAGCGAATCCGCAAACGGTGTGTTATTGATAACTACTATATCCTCATCAATTTTGAACGTTTTGTTCAAATTTAACCACGGGTTCGCCACCACGTAATCTTTGCCGTGATAATAGGCATCACATTCGCCACCCCGTGTTCCCTGTAAGGCGTACAAATTACCGTCAACTTCTGCAATACCAACGTTACCCGTTGTTTGCAGAATTTTTTCAAGTTCAACGGGCGGCATTGTTTCGGGTGTGCCCGTGTAAACAAACATTTTTGAAGTCATACAAAGAACACGTTGCATAAATGTAAATAATGCAGAATCTTTGTTTTTAACTTCTGTTTGAAACCTGTTATATAAGTTTTCTTTTTCCATTTACTTAATTAGTGTTTTGATTAATGTGCAAAGTTCGGTTAACACTTTCGTGTTACTTTGCACGGTTTCATTTAACTTGTCGGTTTCGTTTTGGTGGCGTTCGTTCTGTTTTTCCATATAATAGAAAAGGGCAACGCACACCGCAACAGGAAAACCAACGTTGCTAATAAGTGAAATTATTCCGTTTGCATCCATATAGTAATTTTTAACTTTGTTATTTGATGCTGCAAAGATAATAACTTTATTTGGTTTAACCAAATAAACAGGGGAAAAATTGTTTCACGTGAAACATTTTTAACCCCCGTTAACAGTTATTAAGTAATAATGTTACTGCGAGCACTCGCCATTAAATAGTTACGCACAATTTCACCGATTTCGTTACTTTGATAAAATACTTTATCGGTGGCGAAATATCTAGTTATCTGCGATTCTAGATACGTTGCAGTACTCAACAACTTTCGTTTGTAGTTCGGTTTTCCGTTCATATTCAACGAATAAATCAAACTATTTTCTGTGTCCTTAATCGGTGTTGTTTTGTTGTGAATGTAAATGAAATTATTCACCCCGTTTTCTTTGTCCTCAACCTGTATCACGTTACCCTGTAACGTCATTTCGTTAAACTGAATATAGAAGACAAACAACACGTCACTCGGTTTATATTTAACAGGCAAATGTGGATATGCTGCTAGTTCCCATTTACCGCCCGTTATCATTTGCAGATTTTCATTGTCGAAACAGAAATATTTGTTACTTGCCTTATGTTTGACAATAGTACTGCAATATTCAACCGCTACCGTTGCACCGTGCTCACCGAACTTATAAATATCTATTGTGCCCTGTTCCATTATTCGCACCTGTTTCAATCCCATTTCGGTAAAATACGGGCAAAACTGATTCACGGTGTTACCTAACATAAATACTTTAACGTCATTTCTTTGACGAATAATAGTACTCAACAGGTTCATATATAGCATAAACTCATCGGGTAAATAATAACGTCTTGTAAGGAACTCATCGAAAACAATAGTAGTTATATTCGGGTAACTGCTAGACTTTTCGTGTTCCTGTTCTGAAAGACAAAACCCATAACAGAACGGTGTGTTTTCGGGCACACGTTTTTTCGTTTCGGGGTCATAGAACGAAAGAAACCATTTACCCGAAACGTAAAACACTTCGTTAAACTTACCGTCTGTTAATTCCTGTATCACGCCATTTGCAACGTGATTTGCAAACAAACTTTCGGCACGTTTGCCCCTCAAATCCTCACGCCAACGCCTAATGTACGCCATTTGTTTTCCCGTGCGCAAATATTCTTTGATTCCATACAGTAACGTTGCATAAGTCTTACCGTTGGAACGTTCACCGAAAATAACATTGTAATCGGCATTTTTTGACAAAATACGATTCAACGTGTAAAATTTCGGTGTTTCCACTTTTTCTTTTTTCTGTTTCATATTATTCCTTTTTTAATCTTATTCCCATTAAATAGTTTATATAAAGAACTGAAAGACTCAAAGTGTACCCCGTTGGTTCTAAGTGTACCCCTGTGGTTGTATCGTAACTTGAAACGTTTCCCTTATAGTCTTTTATAGTTCCCGTTTGTTCGTAATCTATATATGTATGAATGTTCTTACCTGTTGCACTCGGTGGAATGTCTAGATAGTTAGTAAAGGCATCGAACACGCCATTTTCACCGTACGTTTCCACCATATAGGGGATAGCAGATTTTTTGTTCACACCCGAAACAGTCATAGAGTATTTATAATTTTTGCCGTTTACTGTAAGGGCGTTTTCTTCTTCAATCATATAACGTTTTGCACCCAAAGTTTTAAAACGGGTGTAACGCCCCTCATAGTCCCACACCCCCAAAGGTTTTGCTATTCCCTTTATTGTGACGGGTTCAACCTTTTCAAATGGTATTTTGTGAAACTTACAGGCGGCACGCAATTTCTGCTGTGCTAAATCGTTGTACGCCTTAAAATATTCTTTGTGGGCATCCCCGTTCATTATTTTAACTGAATCTGTGTCGCTATAAATATAATCGTCACCGCATTCAGAAATACCTGTAAAAAGGTTTCTTCTTGCATAGGCTGTAACATAAATACCCCACGGGTAAAATAAAAAGCGGTTTTTGCTATCGTTGTATTTATTGAGCATTTCTAATTGCTTTTCGCCTGTAAGGTGTTCCACATCCCAATTTTCACCGTCACACAAAATTTCATCACGTAACGGGTTTGTAACACACATACCGTAACAACTATTAAGCATTTCTTTACTATTCAAATATTCCACTTCTTTACCCTTTACACCTTTAAGTTTCGTTTTCATTTCATACAGGTGCAAAATAGATTCCACAAATTCGGTCGGCAAATATTCTTTGCGGTAACAAATCATTCGCCCGATTCTTATTTGTTCCCACGTGTAAAACTGTGAAAACACTTTGAAATCTATTTCGGTAATTGTCATACATATTTTACTAGCACAAACCAATCTACCGTTATTCTCGGAAACGTTTTCTTTGACGAAACATTTACTAACCGATATAGGGTTTTCGTTTTCTGATTTAGCAAAAATGTTTGTAATCTCTATATCGAACACGCAACAAAATTTACTAGTCATAAACTCAAATTGTTTCATAGACTTTACAGGAACAAAAACGCCTGTGCTCATCGGGAATTTTTCCGACACCATAACATAGGGGTAACTGCTAGTAAAATCGTAACTATCCACGTTTTCAATCACTTCATCGGTATATTTTGCGTTGGCGTGCGTAAAACCGCCCGAAAACGCCCTTTGCAGCATAGAAAACTCATCCAAACCTGTTATATTTAAAGAATGAATCTTATCAATATATTTAAAGTTCGGAATCGTCTTGCCTGTTTCGTCAGTTGTTTTAAAGCATACAGAACGGCAATACTTACGGACAAAACCCGTTTTTGTAATCGGTAAACGTGTTATTCCTTTATATTGTTCTATTAATTCCTGTATATAGCACATAACAACTTTGATGTCGTTCAAACAGTAACCAATTTCTTTTTGGGTCAACGGTGTTTCACTGTGGCGCAACAGGCTATAGTCTAAATCTCCGACTAACTTTTCACATTTATATTTGTGAAGTTGTTCACCCAATTTCGCCAAAGAATATCCCGAAAGTAAGTAACTGCATCGGAACTCTAAACCCATTTTAGTTATTCCGTAAATCGGTTTTCTAAGGTCTATTGAAAAAACCTTTTCCCAATCTAACAATTCACGGAAAAATTGGAACTCATACGACAAATTGTGAACGTATATAATAATACGCTTTTTTGGGCAAAGTTCCAATATATCTACGATTTCATATAACATTTGCAAAAACTCATCCCACGTTCTACCAATAATGCAAAATCCGTTGATTCCAAATTGCCACACATACATTAAAGAACATTTTTCCATTTTGGTTTGTTTGCCGCCTAATTTCATATAACGTTCATAACTGTATGTTTCACCGTCTTCATCACGGTAAAAAGATGTGGTTTCAATATCGAAAGACACAGGCACATTAAGAAACTTTTCGCCCTTATTATTGCCTGTAAAATTCTTTTCGTTCACCGCCAAAGATAAAACCTTTGCAATATCTTTTGGCGTGAAAACTTCTGTTTGTAGTTCAAAGGGTATCTTTTTCATTATAAACCGAAATCTTTAAATCTATCCAATATTTTTTGTATTGAACTTTCAACCATTTCACCTGCGTTGTCAATATCGTTTTGTAACGAATCGGCAATTTTAACGGCATCACTTTCGATTTGGTCGGACACGTCACGGGATTCTTGTTCAAGTTCACCTGTGAAATCTTTGTACTGCATTAAATATTGTTCCAAAAATTTTTGGTCTGATACGCTAGCAATTTTACCAACTAAGTTATTTTGCATTATTGAAAATTCTTTGTCGGTCAAATTGTACGTTTTCTTTAGGTGTTCGGCATATTCACGTGTACCGCTAGCGGTTGATGTAGGTTGTTGCAAGAAAGAAACCGCTTTTGCATATTCGATTTTTAAATCGTTCCAATCGTGTTTCATTGAAAATTTTGCAAAACCTTTGATGTCACCTTTGTTCAACGCAACAACTGCGGGCGAAACGATTCCTGTTTTTTCCACGTTCTGAATACGTCTGTTAGCCTGTTGAAACACCCGTGAAATTTCTTTTCTAAGTTCGGGGCTTGATTCAATAGCGTTTATTACTTTTTTCTTTATGTGAACTTTACTGCTAGCAGAAAATGTTCTTTTGCTAAAACCAATAGGATTCCTTTTTGCCATAACTTACTAAAATTTAAAATGAAACAAAAACGGGGGCAACAATAAACAAAGTTACTGTTTACCCCCGTGCTATCCACCCTTTACCCTACGAAAAACTACTACTTATCAACGAAAGTGATACCGTAACACTTTTTGGCGTGCGATTCATATTCGTAAATCGTGTAACCAACTTTGTTGGCTTTAATAGCATCCACCGCCTCACTATCTGCGAGAATCTCACGAATCGTGTCACCTGTGAACTGTGGTAAGTTCACCAATCGTTTATTTTCGGCATCAATAATAACAGGCGAATCCCCCAACTGTGATTTGTGAACGTACAAACCATTGATAGGATGCACAACGTCACCGCCACCCTCATTCTTACTGTTGAAAATGTCGGTCAACTTTACAAACGGAAAATCGGTTGTATCAATACCGAAACTTGTTTTGTTGAACTTACTTGCAAAACTAAAACCTTTAGCCATAACTTAAAACCTTTAAACGTTAAACTTCTGTTGTATTTTGAACGCCTGTTATTACTTAACTTCGTTCATACCGTTTGCAGCTGCAAACTCATTCAACCATTTCTTAAAGCGGTTCAACTTAATAACCGCCTTATCGTCTTTTGCGACTTCGTTTGAAGTCATCAAAGCGTTAACACTTGTAATACAGTTGAAAACAGTTTCATTAAAATTTTCGTTCATAACTTACCTAATTTAAATTGTTAAACTTATATTGTTTCTAAAACACGGTGCAAAGATACGTCAAATTTATTAAACCACCAAATTATTTTAGTTAAAAAGTATTAAAGAAATAAATTAACTGTTGTTAACACTTATTGTTCCACGTGAAACAGTTTTTCGTAATCAACCAATTTTGTTCCACGTGAAACATCCATTTACCACCGTTCCACGTGAAACATTTCTTTTATGAAAGTTTAACAGTGTTAAAGAATCGTAATTGCTACACAGAGCAAAAGGCGTGCCAAAGTGTGTTAACAGGTGTTAAATATATGTTGGGAAACGTTAAATGTGCGTGTCTTGTGTACCTTT